AGCTGTCGGCCCAAGTAGCGGTCGCCTCTTTTGAATGGCGAATGACGATATTGCCGCCCACCCGCACATCGGGGTCGGCCGAGCGGGCCCACTTCAGGATCGCAAGGCCACCCGCCGTTTGCAGCGTCACATTCTCGAGTTGGGCCGGAGGCGCGGTGAGCCCGAGGATTTCAACCGCTGTCTCCTGCCAGGGCGAGGAGACGCCCAAGACCGAGATCGCTTTGACGCGGAAGGACCAGGCTCCGGGTGCGATATCGCGGATTTCCAGCGTGGTGCCGTCGGTGCGGCCATAGTCGATCCATTCGCCGACCCCGTCTTGCCGCGCTTGCAGCTGATAGGCCGCGACGAATCCTGAAGGTGCGGCTTCCCAGCCAATCTTGGCCAGAACCTTCAGCCCACCGCCGTCCCGTGTGACATAGAGGTCCTCGGTGACCTGCGGTGCGCCGGGCGCGGGGATGTCATAGGCATTGGGCAAAGCCGTCCGTGGGGCAGCTGCGTAGATCTGCTGCTCGGACGCCGACCAGTCGTAAACGAGGGGCGAGGTTTCGCGCAGGACCAGCTCGGGCAAGAGAAGTGCACCATCGCCCGAAGCCGTCAGATCGAGGCTCACCCCATGCACCTCAAAGGGCTTCGCCGTAAAGCCCCAGCGCGCGTAGGACAGTGTCACTACATCCCCGACGGTGGCCGCCCAGGCAGAGAGCTTGCCGGAAAGCCGCACCGTCATCTGCCGCCGCGCGCGTTCCAGCTCGATCTTGGCCAGCCGCTGCGCCATGGCGGCCGAGATCGTGAACGGCAGCGAGATATCGCGCCATTTCCGTTCGCCACCGTCCTCAGCGAGGTAAACATCCGAGGCATAGGCCGGGAAGTCATCCGGCTGCCAATCGTTCTCGGGGCTGACGAACTGCCCGCGTACACCGTTGAAGTTCGACGACATCGTCACGCGCGTCGCCAAGGTCAGCCCGCCTTCGCGGACATGGTCCGAGGTCAGCGCGACATCAGGCGCGCGCCATGCCCCTGCATGGATGCGCCAAGACCCGCTCGAGAAGGCGCAGCGGCCCGCGAAGCTGGAGAGCATTCCCTCGATGATCGTCTTTGGGACCTCCGAAAGCGTGATCACCCCATTGCAGGCATAGCGCGGCTCGGATCCACCGCTTGCAAGGGGAACGGTCTCGTCGCAGATGTTCGCCGCCTCGACGAGCGACATCTCATCGATCCCGTCGGGCTCGCCGATGCGCGCGCCGATGCCCCAGGTCGAATTGGCCATATAGTCGGCAAGGCATAGGGCTGGGTTTTCCGAATAGCCCGCGGTTTGGATCCGAGGGTCCCAGATGTCGTCTTTGCCCTCGAGATCGACCGTGATGTTCGGGATCCCGCCCGGGAAGGCATCCTGGTCATAGGTGAGCCGCAGCCGGATCGCGGCACAGCCCCGAAGCCGATGGTTCTCGGTCCACTTGTCCGGCAGCGCGGATTTCAGGCCCGCGAAGGCTGTCTGGTTCGCAGCGCCCAACTTCTTTTCGACGACAACCTTTCCGGCCCAGCGCCCCTGCGCGGTCCCTGCGGCATTTACCGCCACTTCGCCTTCGAAATAGATGGCGCCGATCGATTTGACCCGATGCGTGGCCAGCACGATCACCAGATCGAGGAACTTGTTGTCCGACCCCGAAGAATGCAGGAAGACGATGACCCCGCCCTTGCGGGTGCGGCCATAGACGAGGTCGCGCGGCACCACGGGCTCGCGGATCGTCACGGTGCGCGGCTGCATCGTGGTCTGCGGCTTTGGCATCAGGGCCTGCGCCGCGTAGGACAGCAGAAGCGTCCCGCCGATCCGCAAGAGCGCGGAACCAATTCCGCCTGCAGCCAATACGCCGCTGATCGCCCCCGCGATCGCGGTGACGGCTGTCACGATGAAGGGCATGGAGAGGGTCCGAGTTCAGATGGGCCAAGCAAGCCGGCAAGATGTCAGCGGCACGATCACTAGGCCTTCAGGGGCCATCCCAACCGCCGAGGCCCCAGTGCAGGTGCCGAAGCCAAGGCCGGTCTCGGCCAGAACGATGTCGCCGCGCCTAGCGAGAAGCACGGCCGGGCGTGGCTCACCCAAGAGCGCACGTCCCATGTCCTCAAGCGAGGCCCAGCCCAAGCGGCGCATCACACGCGCGCCGCCGAGCGCGGTGGTGTAGCGGCCCCGCCAGAGGGCAGCGACATCCTCGCCGCCGGTCAGGATCATGCGCACCTCGAAGGCAAAGGTCGGGCAGTCATGGACGCCCCAAACGAAAGGCTTAGCCCGAGCGGTATCGATCGCTGCGGCGAGAAGACGTTCCCAGTGTTCAACGCGTGCCATCTTTATCCACGCCCCCAGGTGATTTCGCGGTCCTGGATCGCGGTGACGTATTCGAAGCCAAGATCGCCCGGGAACAAGACTTGCTGGCTTTCATGGGTGTAGCGCCATGTCCGCGCCACGGTCAGGTCAATGAGACGGCTCTCATAGCTGATGGTGATCGTGCAGGTGTCGGCGTCGTCCTTGATTTCCGGGACATCAAGCCTGCCCGAGAAAGCCTGCACCGGATCGGCGATGATGCTGCCATTCTCGGCCAGAAGCCCCAGCCAGATCCGGCCCGGCAGGCCCTGACGCGCTTCCTCGATCGCCATCTGCACGAGATCGAGCGGCACGCCAGAAAGCGAAACCGCCGTGCCGCCAGCCACAACCTCGCCGGTTTCGTCGATGGTCCCGAGCCCGAGCAAAGACCCAGCCCCCGCCCAGCTCTCCCCGTTCCAGCTGACCTCTCCCAGCCCCGACCAGATCCGCACCCAGCCCGTGGCAAACTGCCCCTCGAAGAAGATGACCGGCCTGAGGCTTTGATCTGCCAGCGCAGTTGCGAAGGCGACAGTCAAATCACGGCTCATCAGAGCGCCTCGCTGGTTAAAGGGCTTCGCGGGCGGAGATCGTGAAGCGGTGCTGATCCGCCCGACCGATGACCGAGGGGACGGGGACCGTCAGCCGCAACAGAACCGACGGGGCATCGAGGCCGAGCAGCGTGCCGACCGGCACGGAAGCTCGAAGCGGTGGCACGAAGGCCAGCGTGGCCTCACTGCCCACGGGCGTCACATCGGCAATCAGCTGATAGAACCGCGTGGTGGCATCCGAGCCCAGCTGGAAGAAATCCCCCGCGCGAAGGCCAAGTCCCCAACCAGCCGTGCGCAAGGTGGAGGCTCCTGCAGCTTGCACCTCGGTCACGTAAGGATTGCCCGCCACTACCGGTACCTCGATCGAAGGATCGGCGAAGAGAAATCGTCCGCGCAATCCGCCAAGCGCGGCGAAGAAGGCCGAAAGCCGCCGGGCCTTGGCCCCTTGGGTCACCGCCATCTCGATCTGGTATTCCCACCACGACGCGCCCCAGTCCTGGATCTGGGAGGTGCCAGTAAAAGGCGAGCGCGCCTCGGCCACAGAGGTGACGAGCCGCCGCTCGAGCGAGGTGACGAGCGTCAAGGGCAAAACAGGGATGGCCATCTCAGATCACCTGGCCCCGGCGTCGGCCATCAGCCACGCTTTCCTTCGCAATGCGGGCGATCTCAGGGATGGCAGCCCGCAGCCGCGCATCGATCTGCTCGGCCACGCCCATCTGCGCGCCACGTGCGTCGATGTTCACGGTCACTCCGATGCCAGCGCTGGCACCCCGGCCGTAGCCTGCGGCCTCACGACGGTTCAGTACCCGTTCTCCCCTTTGCAGGATGGCAGGAACCTCATCTGGCCGAAGTCCTGCCCAGCCGCCCGAATGCAGCCGAGGGGCATCTGCAAATGCGGTAACTGGCACCGCGCGCATCGGCGCGCCCGCACCAACCATCCCGCCCGTGTGCCAGATGCTCGCGTTCACCATAGGGTTTGCGGCAGCCGCAGCCCCGCCTCCGAAGATCCCACCGCCAAAGACGCCCGAAAGTGCGGAAGCAAGTGGGCCCAAGACTGCATTTCTGAAGGCAAGCATCGCAAGGTCCGCCAAGATCGAGGAGACCAGCGATTTGAAGTCAAACTTGCCGGTGGTGACAAATTGTCGGAAGGCGCTTTCCGCCGAGGAGAAGGCGGAGGTCAGCGTCTCGCCAAGCCCTTTGCCCCAGTCCATCGCGCCCTTGGCATAATCGGCGAGGGATTTCGTGACCTGCGCCCAGCCGGTTGCAGCCTCTTCCGCCGCGGCTTTTGCAGCGCCGCCGGCTCCTCCTGCTGATCGGCCCGCGTCTTCAAATCTGTCTGAGAGCGCACCAGCCGCCGCGGCCGCGCCGTTCAGCGCGTCTTCGCCCTCGGTCCCCGCACCGGCCATCGCCGCCCTGAGGGCTTCCCAAGCTGTCATTGGGCGTGAGGCTGCCTCCGACAACATGCCGGCCGCCTCGCCAAACCCTGCCGCACGCGATCGCGCAGCATCAGCCATGCCCCCAAAGAGGTCTGGGGCGTCGATATAGGTGGTGCCCATGGCAGCACGGAAAGCATCAGCTGCTGCCGTGCCCGCGGCGGATGCTGCGCCCTCGAAGGGATTGGCAATTCCCCCGAGATCGACCGCCTCCAGCGTGCCGATTTTCAGTCCACCCTCGCCCGTGGCCCAGTCGGGCAGCAGGGCGAGGGCCGCGTTCAGCCCTTCGATGAAGCTGTTGATGCGCGTGACCACCGCATTCAGCATCGACTCGATGCCACCGATAAGTCCATTCGCCGCTTGATAGGCAAAATCCCCGATCGCCTGCGGCAGCGCGCCCCAGATCGCCTTCACCGCGTCAAACGAACCCTGGAACGTCCCGACCGCAGAATTGCCCCAACCCACGACAGCCGCCAGCGCCGCTTGCAGCCCGTCGTAAATCCCCGCCTGCGCGCCCGCCCAGCCTGCTTCGACGCGAGACCAGGCGGCAGTTGCAGCCAAGGCCAGGCGGTCCCAGGCCTCTGCCGCGACATCGCGCAAGAGGCCAAAGGCGGCACCAACTCCACCGACTTTGCCCACAATTTGCGTGAACTGATAAACAAGTTCGCCTGCGCCCACGATCAGCGCGCCGATCCCCGTGCGGATCAAGGCTCCACGCAG